AATTAAATTCTATATTTAAAATATCATAAAATAAATTATATAAAATACGTTGAATATTTTCATCCGCACTTCTAATTTGCAATACTTCACCAGCTTCATTTTTTAATGTAGATTCATCAGCAATAATGTCCAATGCTGAAGCAATAATTGATTCTGTATCCATTGCTTCATAATCAGTATATAATTGAATACGAAGTGTTTGATAATTTATTGTTGGATTATACGGCATATTAGCACCGTAACGATGGAGTTTTGTAAATCTATCTATTAAAGCATTTGTTTTTACATTACCATAGGCTTGAATTCTATCAACATCTACAACTTTTAATTGATTGCCACCAACATTTCTAATAATAACGTCTGTACTAAATAGACGTGTCAACCTACTAAATAAACCTGGTTGTTGTTCTGCCATTATTGTGTTTTATTATACTAATAAATATTTATTACCCTAATATCCATGTTATGTCTTCAAATCCTCCACGTCCATCATTAATCATAAATGGATTTTGTTGACCATTAGGTATTACTGGACCTGGGTTATAACCTGTTTTAGTTATGTTAGATATCATAGCTTTATTTAAATCTATTCCTTGTTCATAAAAACGCATTGCCGTATCACGAGTAAATAATCCTATACCTAATGACATTACTAAATCATCATTATATCCCTGTTGAGCCTGTGCTTTACCATTTTGCCAAATAAACACACGTAATTCTTCTAGTAAACGCTTTGATCTAAATACAAAAGCTCTTTCTCGAATATACGACTCCATTTTAGAGATAACAAGTGGTCTTGTTTTAGTAGATGTAGTAAACCCAGGGACCGTTTGATCAGAATCCATTTTAGCCATCCATTTATCTATATTTATTTCACCATAAGCGCGAGGTGAATAGTATAATTTAGGATAACCTTTTTCTATAATAGTATTAACTACATCCCAACCTACATTTGCATTTTCAACTACGAGCAAAGCATTATTATATTCAGTAGCAACTGATACTAGCATATTTCCATATGTTCTAGTATCTATTTGTGATTTGTATTCAGCCACTTGTTCACACGTCGTTGCATCAATAACGTGAAACGCCGAATAATCTGTACCATCACCGCGAGCAACATCAGCGCATACCAAATACTGCTTACTATAATCAGGGTAATGCCAAATCCAAAAATCACCACCCATAAAACGACGTTCCACAGGCTCTTGTATATAAGTTTCTTCATAAAATGATAATATATCAGGTTCAACTACTGAATTGCCAGACCCTAAAAAGTCACAATCATATTCTTGAGCAAACTCTCGTGGTGACATATTTACTCTTTCTGTTGCTTCCCATTGCTCATTTCTTTCTGGGTGTAAGTTCCAAGGTAATTTAATTGCTTTAAAATCATTTTTACCTATTTCAGCATCAGTATATGTTTTATGAAACCAGTTACCTACACCGTTAGGAGAAGATAATGTAATAATTCCTCCACCAGTTGCAATTGTAGGTTTAATACTTGTATAAATTTTATCAATACCTTCAATAAAAGCAGCCTCATCTACTAATAATAATGATACTGAATAGGATCGACCAGCATCAGATGCTGCTGATGTAGCAACTATTTGAGAATTATTAGCTAATTTAAATGATAATTTATTATTTGATATTGGTTTTTGATTACCTTTAAGCCAGCTAGGTAAATTTTCATACATGAATTGTATTTTTTCAACCATACCTCTAGCTGTTTCTTGTTTAGTTGCAATACAGAGTACTGTTTTATCTTTTTGAAATAACATTATCCATAAAGAATACCCAGCAACTAAAGTAGAAATACCTAACTGACGTGATTTATTAATAATAGTAAAACGATTATTTCTAAAATCATTTAGTACGTTTTCTTGAAAAGGATATAAATGAAATAATATTCTTCCTTTTAATGGATGTGTAATATAACAATATTTTCTAAAGAAATGTATAGGATCGGTAGCACACTTTATATATTCTGCCTTAATTATTTCTTTAATTTGTGCTTGACTCATGTATATAAATATATAAAAAAGCCTGATCTTACGAGCAGGCTATTCATGGGTATGCAAGGGTTTACATGATTAATTTAAAGAAGTTTTTTTAATAAACCCTTATTTATTTTATTTTGCTAATAATCCAACTCCTAAGCCTATACCTACACCAACAGCAGCACCTTTAAACTTATTCCAAAATGCTTTCTTTTTAGCTACTTTAAGGTCTTTTTTTAGTAAGTCACTTACTTGTTGTTGTAATTCAAATTGTTTAGATTTATATGCAATTGCAGAATCAGCACTTACTAATGCTGCTTTTGAAAAATCTAAGGAAGTTCTTAAATTACCAACTTGGCCAGTTAAGGTTGTATTTAAATTTTCTGCAGTTGCAAGTTGACCTACTAAATGGTCTTTTTCTACTAATTCCACTATTATTTCATTACCTACACTTTTATCTAAATCTAAATTTACATCTGATTTTTGTACATTAACATATCTCCTTGCTAAAAATGTATCTATTTCATCTTTAGGTAAATTTCTAAGAGATGCTAATGCTTCTTCTTTAGCTTTCTTTTCTTTAGCAGCCCTTTTTTTAAATTCATCTGCCTCTACTTCTGCTTCATCTGCAAGTAATTCGTAAGCTGCGGATGAATCTTTATATTTTTCTTTTTCAATTACTGCTTCATCAAATTTTTCTTGCACTAATTCTATTTCTTTTTCAAGTGCTTTGATTTCTTTTTTGTGATATTTGTTAGTAAAAATACCATAGAATAAAAAACATAATAATAGAACTAATGCCCCTAAAAGTAGTTTCTTATTTGTATTTTTAAATTCTTTTATTTTTTTTATTTTGTCTTGCATAATTTTTATTTCTTAATACCTGCGTAATATTGCATTCTACCTTTTACCCATTCATCTAATTGTTCTTCTTCATCATCAACTTTAGGTTCTTCAACTGGTTTACCAGTTAATTTGGCTTGGCGCTTTCTTAAATATTCGGAGCTTGCTAATAAGTTATCTATTTTCTTTTGTAATCTATTTTTAAGATCACGTAAATTTTCTATGTTACTTGATGGTTGATCTGCGATATCACCTGCTACACCTTTAGAGCGTTTAGTTTTTAAAATATCACTCTTAATTTTAGCTAAACGAGTTTCAAGATCAGTATATTGCATAAATGCTTCGTAATCTGCATCTGACATTGAAGATGCACTTACACCGCCTGTTTCAATTTCACCTGCTTCAGGTTCTTTATCACCTGATTTCATCATTTTAGCAAACATTGCATCTACTTCTTCATCACTCATATCCCCTGCAACACCACCTTCTGGTCCTTCTTCATTATCTACTTCTCCACCTGCAGCTGGTTCAGCAGCTGGGCGAGAAAAACGAGGAGCTGCTTGTGTACCTGATGGGATAATTGTTCCAGCAGCTACAAGAGCCATAAAATCAGCATTGATTGGGTTTTGTTTATCATATCCTAAAGCACTAGCTACATCAATTTTTGACATAGGTTCTTCAGTAGCTTGCATAGCTGTAATAATTCTAGCTTTTTTTCCTGTAAAATCAGCTGCAGCTGCATCAGGAGCTAGTTCATATCGTACTGCAACATTTGCCATTTCATCAACTTGATCTTCATCAAGTTTTTGTTGGGTTGCTGATTGCTGTTGTACCACTTGTTTTTGTTTGTTAGCAGCGTCTAAATCAATAGTAGATGCCTGAAGTTTTAAAGCATTTGCTTTCTTCTTTAAATTATCTACTTCTTCTTGAGATACTTCACTTACTACATCTTTAATAGCAACACGTATAATTTCCTGTAGTTCGGATCTTTTCATTTTATCTTGAGTATTATGCATATAAATATTAAATATTTTGTAAAATTGTCGCAATACGTTCTTCAGTTGTACCTTCTACCTCAATTAATCGCTTAGGTTTGTATTCTTTTAATGCTTCTTGTATAGTCCAATCAATTTTCATGCGATATCCTAAATCAGTTTCACGAATACCATTATCTTCCATATCAACACCACGTGGAGAAACATAAATAACTAAATCATAATAATCTTTAAGATGCATAGCTGCATTAACAAATGCCTGCTTTTCAAAATCAGTTATTGTTTTTGATGATAGAGTAAATGAACATACATCCCATATTGTACGATCTGTAATAATATTATTAGCTAGTAATTCACTAGCACGTTCAGCTAAAAATATAAACTGACCAGGTAATATAGAATCAGTATTCAATGGAATACCTAAATTATTTAAATATCTACTACGTTCAGTTTGTACACTATAATCTTTGAAAGGGTCCGTTTCACCTAATGCTTTAGCTAATGTAGTTTTACCTACACTCATTGTTCCTGCTAATCCTATTTTCATTTTAACTTTTTAGTTTGATTAAATACATCTATAACCGAATAAATTATAAAAAATATAACTCCAAAAATAATAACTAAAAATATAATATCATCCATTTTATTTTTTATTTAATATTTCATTAATATCATATGCTTTAACTGATGGTAATCCACTATATTCACAAATTGATTCTTTTCTTTTATTTTCTAGTTGTATTTTAACTTCTTCTGGGAAATAGACACCATCACTTTCCATATCTGCTATTGTCCTTTTTATAGTATTATACATAATTTTTTTCTGCTTTACACTCATTTTTTTAGTTGTTTTTTCATCGAATAATTTACCAATAAACTTAATCATGTTTGCCCTTGGACTATTTTCTTCTCCTTTAGGTGGAGAATTTAAATCTATATTTCTAAATTCTCTAATTGTAACAAACCCAAATACTATAAATAATGTAGTTACAATTGTACTAAGAATTATAATTTCTAAATTTTCCATTTTATCTTTTTTTACCGTTTACAAAATTTAGTAAACCTAACATTGTAGGTGGCCATAATCCAATAAAGATTGCTTTTAAAGCATCGTTTTGTATGAGATAAATGTATTCACTTACAAAAATACAAACTACACATACTATAAGAATAAGAATTTCACTAATACTAAATTTTTTCATTTTACTTTTTTTAATTTTTATCAATAAGTGTATCAACTAATATATAACCAAATACCATAATTCCAATAGGTAGATTTACTGAGTATCCAAATGATACAGCTAATCCAGCCCCTATAATTAGTTTCATAGCTTTAAGTCCATCTTTTATAGTACGTTTATACCAATAATCAAAATAATTTCTCATTTTTTATTTCTATTATTTATTTTATTCATTTGACGTGCTATTTTCTTTTGTTGTTTAGCATCTTTAGCACGTTGTTTAATACGTTTTTCAGCTCCTGGTTTATATTCAATTTCTGTTAAAATAGGACCTCGATCAAATTTATCTAGATCAAAGGTCCATGTTTCAATAGTATCTTCATCTTCGTATACACGCTTAAATTTTTTCATAACGTAAATGTATGCACTTTATTCTGCTTAAACTCTAGTTCCTGATGCCTTACCAACTGCTGTTTTATAAAATGGAACACCATTAGAATCTTTTTTAAATGATTCCCATTGGTCTTTTGTATATTTAATTCCAAATAAATAATATTCGGCAGCACGTTTATTGCCTTGTGGAATATAAGCTGGGCCATCCCAATTATGCATCTTACCATCTAAATAGTAAACGGTACTACCGTCACTTGTCTTCATTTTTTTAGTCATTGTTTTTATTTTAAAAGTGATTCTGCAACATAAATACCATGTGCACCTGATACTGTGATACCACGAGCAGATAAAGCATCGCCTACAAAGTGTACATTTGGGAACTGGTTTAATGATAGATTATGATAGTTAACTAGTGGTTCAGGACTTAAATATTTTACCTCAGGAATGTACATACCCCAATCATCACCAAATTTAAATACTTTATTCATATCACCAATAAAATTAGTAACATAATCAAAATATGGCTCCATTACTTGAGTAACTCTGATTAGGTCTAACCAACTTATTTGTGTAGCTGATACTGTTGTACCCTCTGATGTTAATCCTGGTTTGCGAGTATTGTCTGGAGAGTAATATAATCCAGTACCATTTTCTTGTAATTTTTGTACTACATCTCTACTCCATTTAAATGGATCTTCAATACCCTTAATTTCCATTAGGATACCAAAATTGGTCATTTGGTTTTCAAATTCCTTTCCTTTCTTAGCATGACCATTGTAACTAACATCGCCATAGGTTTCCTCAACAGCCACATAAGCCGCATTGTTGTTAGTACAAAAGCTACGGAGAGATACCTTATCAAATTTCTGATAGAGTTTAAAATCATAACTTACATCAATTAATTTTTGAAAATATTTTTGTGGTGCTTCAAATCGAATACCAATTTGTACTGATTTAGGTTCAGTAGGGAATGTATATTTATCTGCTAATTGTTGAGCGAAATCAATACCTGATTTACCTACTGCAAATATAAGTTCATCATAATCATAATAATCTGCTAGTTTAGGATTTTCACATACTGTTATTAATTCTTGTTTTTGGAAATTAATATCAATAACTTCAGCCTCCCAATGAAATTTAACACCTTTATCAACTAAATATTGATACCATGTCTTAGCAATTTCATGTAAGAAATTAGATCCAATATGCCATACAGGAAACATTCTCAAACCAAAGTATGGTTTAATAAATTCAGGTTCTTCTTGTGGATCAGACATGAATATTTCATCTGGTTTAGGGTGGAAGCGAGTAAAGTTATCTACTACTTGTTTCATTAAGTTCATTGCTTTTTCCTCACCACAATATTTAGCTAATTGACCACCAATAGCAGTATGGTATGTTAATTTACCATCACTCCAACCACCAGCACCTAACATACCAGTCATTACCTCTTCTGGTAAACGATTAATAGGATCATTTCCTTTATCAATGATAGTAATTAATTCACCTGGGTATCCATTGTCTACAAGTTTAGTTGCTGCATTGATACCTGCTACACCTGCTCCAATGATAATAATTCTTTTATCCATTCTGGTTTGTTATTTAATTTTTTATAATGTAG